CAACAGCAGGGTGCTATCAGCGCGCCCTTTGTTGGCGAAGTTATTACTCCGGACAAATGGTTTGCGCCGTGGCGTGAGCCAGTACGGGAGAGGCCGGGCCTGCGGGCTTCGCTAAATCCCGTCATTGCTCTTGTTCTCGATCCCAATTCCGAGATCACGCAGACTTACGAAAGCCGATGGCACTATCCATGGTCTGAGCCAGTTCGGCAGAAGCCGGGGTTAGCGGCTCATCTGCAGTCGTTCCTGGCGGCAACGACACTCGATCCCGACACCCAGATAAGTCAGGGCTTTGAAAGTAGATGGCATTATCCGTGGTCTGAACCTGTTCGGGTCAGAGCTCTAGCAAGCGCACAGCAGCAAGCTGCGATTACGGCGCCATTCGTTGCCGAAACCATCACTATCGATAAGTGGTACGCGCCTTGGCGTGAGCCGGTTCGAGAGAAGCCTGGTCTGCGAGCTAGTTTGCAGACGGCGGCGATTGGCCCGGTTCTTGAGCCTAATACTCAGATCATCTCCGGCTTTGAGAGCCAATGGCACTATCCATGGTCGGAGCCGGTTCGGACCCGACAATTAGCGACAGCTCAACAGCAGTCTGTCGCTCAGGGCGAGCCGACCTTTGAGGTCATCACTTACGACAAGTGGGGCTATTCGTGGTCTGATCCGGTTCGGCAGCTCCAGCGCACGCCGTGGTTCCAGCCGTTTACGACTGATACAGCAGCCGTTCCGGTCAGCAAGGTCGAAGAGCTTTGGCATTATCCGTGGTCGGAACCGGTCAGGCAGAAGCCTGGTCTTATTGCGGCACTGCAGGGCTTTATCGCTCTGCAGCTCGATCCCGATACTCAGATCACGCAGAGCTACGAGTCCAAGTGGCATTACGCTTGGTCGGAGCCAGTACGGGTCAAGCCGAGCCTATTAGCGGCATTGCAGCAGGCTCAAGTTCAAGGGCCGGCTCAAACTCCTGAAATTGTCACGATCGATAAATGGTTTGCCCAGTGGCGTGAGCCAGTGCGGGATAAGCCAGGTCTACGAACCAATCTACAGCCGTTCTTTGCTTTCCAACTCGATCCGTCATCCGAGATTACTCAGACCTATGAGTCTCGTTGGCATTACGCCTGGTCTGATCCAGTACGAACCAGGCAACTGGCCACGTCACAGCAGCAGTCGGTGGCGCAGCCGATCTTCGTTACCGAAGTCGTCACTGTCGATAAGTGGGTCTACCAGTGGTCTGATCCGGTTCGAAGCAAGCCGGGTCTGCTGGCTTCGCTGCAGTCATTTCTTGCCCTGCAGCTCGATCCGAATACTCAGATTACCCAGAACTATGAGTCCAGGTGGCATTACGCCTGGTCTGAGCCGGTTCGTAGTCGGCCATATCAAGTCAGTCTGCAGCCGTTCTTTGCCTTCCAGCTCGATCCAGCGACCGAGATTACGCAGACCTATGAGAGTCGGTGGCATCAACCATGGTCTGAGCCAGTCCGGACCAGGCAGTTTGCTACAGCGCAACAGCGGCCATTTGTTGCACCGATAACGACAGCCGAGACAATTTCGGCCGATAAATGGATCTACCCGTGGTCTGAGCCGGTCCGTAGCCGGCCCTATCCGGTCAGTCTCCAGCCATTCTTTGCGTTCCAGTTAGATCCATCGACTGAAATTACGCAAACTTATGAGAGTCGGTGGCACCAGCCCTGGTCCGAACCAAGCGTTAAGTACCGGCTACGAACTGCGGAATACCGGCCGTTCACTTCCGATACAGCGGTCATTCCGCTTACCAGGCTCGATACTTGGTATCAGCCCTGGTCTGAGCCTAGCGTTAAGTATCGTCGTCCGGCGGCCTGGTATCAGCCGTTTACGATTGATACGGCGGTTATACCGGTCAGAGGCAATGAGAGCCTCTGGCACTATCCGTGGTCAGTGCCGGTTCGATTGCCGGTTGGACTTAAGTCCTACCTACAGTCGTTTACCAGTTTACCGACACCGCCGTTCCCGACTTTCCAGCGGATCATTCCCTGGTACTCGCCGCTCAATGAGCCGGTTCGGCAGCTTGCTGGGCTCAAGCCGCAATATCAGCAGTTCTATACCGCGCCATTCTTTATCACTCCGGCGCCAACGCCAGGCCCGGCGGCAAGCCTGGTTGCGTCGGTTCTGTCGGTTTCAATTACGGCGCCGTATCGATTTCAGTATCAAGTCACTGCTCACCCAACAGTGCCGGTCGCTGTCGTACCAGATATTACGCTGACGCTGAGCGCTACTGAGACTAATGCCGATAGTGCGTTGTTCGAAATTGTCCTATATAATCAAGCAGCCTCAATCGTCGTTACGGTCAAGGAAATTGAAGCGGTACGTGCTGGGGCGGTTACGACCAAGGAGATTCCAGCAGTTTCTGCCGGCGCTGTAGTCACCAAGGAAGTTCCAGCGGTTTCTACCGGTGTGGTAACAGTTAAAGAGGAAGAGCAATGAAGGGACTACTTCTTGTTTTAGCCTTATGCTTGCTGCCATCTTTTGCCTGGGCGCAATGTAACGGCATAATGCAGCCGGGCAATATCTGCGGCAATGCGACTGCATCGCCAAAGCCCGGTAAACCAACGCCATTTAGCAGTTTTGGTGGTGGCGGTGGCGGCGGCGGAGGCACGCTGTCTATTACTCGTACTCAGATTCCCTTTAATAATCTGACAAATGTTACCTCGGTTACGTTGGTCGGCTACTCCACACCTAATGATCTTGGTTATGGCGCTGTCTATAATTGTGTCGGTCAAACATCGACCAGTACATTGGCTATCCAGGATAATGTAGGAAATTGGTGCGCGCTAGCGGCAACGGGGGGGATGCGGGATATTAATATTGGATGGTTTGGCGCCGATCCGACTGGTAGCGCCGACAGCGCAGCGGCAATCCAAGCCGCGATTGATTATGGATTCAATAATAATGTTCCCAGTATTTATTGTCCGGCAGGAACTTATAAGACAACGTTGCCAATCTTCTTTGATCCGCCGGGAAATCTGCGTGGCGGCGGTCCATGGTTTAATGCGAATTTCCCATATGGATCGATAGTTACTTATTTGGGTCAAACGTGGGTCAACAATTTTGCACCCGCATCAGGCGTTCCCGGCTTGAGCTATGTCCGCCAGTCTTGGGGGGCTCCGGGCGATCCGTTCCCTTACGGTCTTGCTGGAACGGACGTGTCCTATCAAATTGTCAGTTCAACAAGTGCTGTTACTTATAATCCCGGCTGGATTTCAAATACGGCTCCAAGCAGCGCTGTAGTTGCCACCTTCAAAGGATCAGGCATTACCGCACCGACAACAATTGTTGATACGGATTATATTCAAAACAGCGGTAGTGCCTATCATACCACAGCATCTGTTCCCGGCGGAGCGACAATCATTGTGGGGGTTACAGTCGGAACCTTTCCGGGTGATGTAAGCGCCGTTAGCGATCAAGTCGGCAACACTTACACCAAAGTTGCTGGCGTTACTTCATCATCGACCATTGTGGGAGCTTCGATTTGGGTCGCCACTGGCGCGACGGCATTGCCATCTGGAAATACGATTACCGCAACGCTTACCGGGGGCGGCACTAACTATCGCATGGGAGCGGTTTACAGCACTGCTATAGCTGGCGGATTGGATAAGACCGCAACGGCCTCGGTCGCAAATGGCACGACCAATACCAGTATAAGTGTCACAACCCCCGTCCTTAGCCAAGCGAATGAACTGATCTTTGCGGTTGTTCGCGGTCCCGCCAATATTAATGTCTATCCGTATGTGCAGGCTGCGGGATTTACCTCGGTCTATACACAAGCTTGGAGTAATCAAGCAACATGGAACGCGGGGACGACTTATTCTTCTGGCCAATATGTTTTGTACAATGGGTTGCCGTTTTCATCACTGACAAATGGAAATATCAATAATTCTCCCGGCAGTGATATCGGTTATGGCATTCAAGTAAATTGGTCGATGACCTACGGCTCCGGACCGCAATTTGCTTTTAACGGGTTGTTTCATGGGCCGGGGGCGCTGGATAGTACCGACAATACACGCGCTTCTTGTTGGCTTCAGCAAACATTCAACAATACCATTGCCTTTACGGTTGGTCCCGGCAATGGCATGACAGTTAAGAGTGTCAGTGTCCGGCCGCAAAATCTTGCCTATAACTGTGCACTGCCATATACGGGCGTCGGTTTTATGGTCCCCGGTGGTGGCGGCGGGGCCAATCGCACGGAGCTGGATAATATTGGTGTTGTTGGATTTTATATTGGCGTTGGATTGGGGGGTGTTGGATCATATACCCTGCCAGCACTTACCGGCTTGGGTGCGGAAAACAGGCTGGTTAAGCCGAAGATTGGCGGTGATGTCTGTATTGGAGTTGAGGTACTTAATTCACAGGCATTTATTAACCAGATAATTGATGGCGAATTCACTGCCAACACGGCGGTTTGGTTGCCGTTTTCCGCTGAAATGACCATAATTGGCGGCAATTATTCCGTTACAAGCGGCGCTCCTGCCACTGCATTTGCATTGGCTGCAACGCCCACCTTTGACGGTACGACACTGACAGGAACAATAACCAGCCCGGATAGCAATCAGTCAGTGACTTGTACCGGGGGCGGCAGCACCTTTTGGGATTATACGCCAAATACTCCCGCGACTACTTGCCTGCGGAATATTTACAATGCTTGGACAGTTATGACGCCCGACTTTGGCGTTGTTCCGTTTGTTCCAAGTTCATACAACTCATCAACTCATGTTGGTACTTGGAAGGTTCTGGGCAATTACACCCATCCGTGGGCAACCAACAATTCCTTTCAGCCCAACGCTCAGTTTCAAGCAGAGGTTATCACCGCAGTTCAGTCCAAGTTTTATGCTGCTGAAATGGAAAGAACATTTATAGGCAATGGATTTGTTGTTGAAAACGCCCATGTTGAAACCAATGCGCCTAATGAGTTTGCAGCAGCAAATAGCGGGTATGGCAGTGCGTTGGATAGCGTCTTTACCGGCCTGCTTTTCAACGGTGAGGTTTCTAAGGTCAGTATTTATACTCCGGGCGACGATCCATCTACTGCGCAATTTTACGCGCAGCAGTCATTTCCCTTCATTGATATGTCAGCCCCGTTCGGCAATATAAGAATTAGTGACAGTTTCGCTGAGGGGTCCGATGCCGTCATGCTGGATTATAGCAACCCTGTAGGTGTAAATGCAGGCTTTTTGACAATCCAAGGGGGATGGAACGCCCCACTTAACATGCGCGGGACCATAGGGAGTTCCGTTTTTAGTGCTACCTATGGCGGTCTTTATTCGGTTGGGTTTGGCGGAGGTTCCTACGATCATACGGTAAGCGCTACCGGCAATCCGCAGACAATCATTCGGTTTGGCGGCACACCTGCAACTTATCAGAATGACGTAAATATCAATGCACAGCAAAGTGGATGGGCATCAGCGCCTTATGTTGGTGTTCGCCCCGCACCTTGGACCCGTCCCTGTATCGCGCCACGGCAATACGCCAATTTACTGAACCCACCAGCGATCACTGGAGGCCCAAGTACCTATGCCGTTCAATACCCTACTCCGTGGAGTGGTCAGCAATACGGTATTTGTGACTGGTCGTTGGCCCCGACTGCCTACAATGCCGGGACTACTTACGTCAGAGGAAATATCGTTAGTTCGGGCGGCAGCAATTATTTCAGTCTGGCTGACAGCAATACAGGAAACACACCCGCATCATCACCGACATTTTGGAAAGTGCTGCATTATGGTTTGATCTCGAACCACGGCGTTGGTTTTAGTTATGGGCAAAACCTTACTACAAGCAATGTGCCAAGTTTATCATGGACGGTCGGCTATAATGCTCCGTTCTTAAAAGTGAACGATGCATCATTGCTGTTTCCCGGCTTAAGCATGGTGCTTACGCCAAGTTCATCAACCCCTATATCAGGCGGGGGAACGTGCAGCACCTCGCCAGAAACCTTTGTGGTTACTGAGGCGCATTATACATTGAATTATGTGGTGATGGTTAACGCCCAGCAAGATATAACGGGCGCACCATCGATGCTGCCTGCCTTTAATGCCAGTGGGGTATGCGGCGCTGCTACGATTGGCCAGCAATCGTTCGTGTTTACAGACCTGAACTAGCCATGAAATGGATAGCACTCATTGTCTGGTTGCTTGTCACGTCAGCGTCGGCACAGGACGTGCAACGCCGTTTACCAGACCCCGGTGCTAATTCCAGCGCAGAACGACATTTGCTTTCGCGTTTTAAGGTTTGTTCCTACCAAATGCTAGAAGCGGGAATGACCAGTAAAGCAGTGGCGTTATCGACGTGCGGTGCCGTTGTAATTATCAGCAATACTGGTTCTGAGAATGTCTTCGTTCATGTTGGCGATGCACGGAGTATTGCCCGCGATGGTGATCCTATCGTGCCAGCGGGCGAAAAGGGTTCGACGCTGACAACGCTAAATAAGGTTCCGTTTTTAGCGGCGGTTACCACACGGGGGACAACAACACTAACAATCGCACAGGGTAGCTATTAATCAGGATCTTAGATCATGGAGGGCTTTGACATGAGGTGTCACAATGGCTAGCGGTCCGTTACTTCCGAGCTCGATCTATCTAGGCGCGGCATCCGGTAATCTCTCGCCAACGATTTTTCAATCGAGTACCGCCGGTAATAACGCAAGCTTTATCGAGGGCATAGGCTGTGTTGCATCGTTAGGCTCAACTGCGCCATGCACATTACAGTTTAATCTTCCGGAAAGCATTCCCACCGGGACTATGAAGTTGCGCGGCCTAGCCTGGGCGCAAGCAACAACTGGGAAAGGCGTGGTTGTTCCTTCAGACGGTCAAACGGCGGTCAACAGCGATATCGGTGGGACAGCGCTGACCGCAAATGCAACCATGACATGGGATTGGGCCTCTCTCGGTTTAGGCAGTGTGATGTTGGAGCAGAAGGTAAACCTGAGCACGACTCCGACTGCTAACGATATCCTCACTGTACTGCTTAACTTTGAATCATCGGCTTGGACGCTAGCGGCAACCGGTGTTTTTCAATTCTCTCTGGTTTGGGAGCCATAACAATGGCAACACTCTCATCATCGCAGGTTCGTGATACATCCGCCTATTGGGCAAACAAGTGGTTTGTCTCGACTGTGAATACTGCAATTTATTCGATCGACGATCTCAATGCTGCGATCTCGGCGATCGACAGCGCCTTCGATATGACATTAAATGCCGCAGTGTCGGCCGGTCATGGCACGCAAACAGTCGCGCAGGCGCTGAATTCGGTTATTCCTGCTCCGGTTTCCGGTGCGACCAATCAGCAGAAAGCTGAGTTGGTTTGTTTCGCCATTATGAAACGATATGGGCTGATTTGATGTCACGAAGTTTTAATTTCAATACCAGCAATTATCTTTCTGTTGCAACTCCGGTGACGACTGCTACCAACAATATTTCATTTGGTAGCTGGGTTTATTTGAATAACAATACTAATGGAAATAGTATGACTAGCGTTAGTGTGGGAGGTACCAACGGAATTAATATATTGTTTAACGGATTTGGCACTGGCAGCATAAGCATAGACGCCTTTGGGGTTGGTGACGCCACTGTTAGCGGCATAACTATTCCGGCTCAGACGTGGTGGTACGTCATGTTTGCTCGTGGCACTGGCGGCGCTACGGCGCCTTGGAATTTATATTCGACCGGAGGTAATCAGATCAGTTTTTCAACGCTAGATTTCAACACACCAACAACTCGCACTACGATTGGTATTCGCGGTGACATTAATAATCCTGCGAATGGCTATATAGCCGATGCTGCGTGGTGGAGTGTACAGCTAACAGCGACAGAAGGGACGTCGCTGACTAAGGGTGAGCGGCCTAATCGAATCAGGCCAAAGTCATTGCTGGCCTGGTGGCCGCTTGATGGACTGCAATCCCCAGAGCCTGATTTGTCGGGAACCGCGAATAATATGAGTATAACGGGATCGGTCCCTGCTGGTTTTGGGCCGCCATTCATGATGTTCACGCCGCTCCGGCAACAGTTTATCCCGGCGATACCTTCTATAGTACTCGCGCCGGCCCAAATTGCCGCGCATTTTCAGAGACGAGTCAGTGTTGTGGGGTACTAGCCATGACTCAGGTTGATTTTGGCCCAGTCAATATCACCTACGGCAATATCGCTGAGTTCGTCGCTCAACTGTTCGACAGCAACCACAATATGATATCGCCGGCCTCAGCGACGCTGACTCTGACTTATCTTAATATCAACAACGCTATTCAAACGGATAATATAACCCTGCTGCCATCTGGCGGTAATCTGACCGGCACTTGGTCATCGACCAATGCAGCGCCAGGCATAATACCATGGACAGTAACAGCAGCCGGACTATCGTCGATTGCGCAGACCGGAGACATTCGAGTTATTCAGCTGGAGGGCGCCTTTGGTGCACCATTGGTATTTGCGCCGTTAACGCTGTCTACACCGACGCCGCAGCTTATCATTACTGTGGGCGGTACTTATTCGGCGGCCGGGGTCGGTGACATTCTCATCAATACGACAGCTCTGGTGACGCTGAATCTGCCGAATAGTCTGACCCGAGGTAGCCCAGTGGGGATCTCCGATATATCGGGTAATCCTAATGTGCTTATCGTACCATTCCCTGGACAGACGGTTCTTGGTCTTCCCGTTCTGCCGCTGACAGGGGCGATGGGGGGCTTTACACTATGGCCCGAGGCACCACCGTTGACGGGCGGCTGGTATATCAAATGAGGCTGAACGATGTTTGTACACCCGACAAGAAAGTGTGTCTACGGTCACTATGTTAATGGTCGTCTAATTTATATTGGTGCCGGAACTGCTTTCCGCGCTCTTTCTCGCGCCAAGCGCAACGATAAATGGAAGACCCTTACCTCTAATGGTTATGATGCTAAGATTCTGGTGTGGTATGCAGATATCAAAACTGCGAAAGATGCGGAACTTCGCTTGATTAGATGCTATAAGCCAGAATGCAATCTAGTGGGAAATGGCTATTCGAGTGCTTGGGGCAATAAATACAATCTAGGGAGACAATGGACGACAGAGCAAAAGAAAAAGCAATCTGAAATACAGAAGCACTCGTGGGAAAAGACCAAACGATTTACCGGACGCCGTAGACCGATAAGGCCGATACGGTGTATTGAGACTGGGATCATCTATCAAGGGCTAAGAGAGGCTGCTCGTAAAACCGGTGCTCACTTTACTTGTATAAGCGGAGTTATCAATGGAAAGATACGAGCTGCTGCTGGCCTGAGATTCGAAAGAGTGGAGGGCTAAGCCATTTTTGTAACATCGCAAAATACGTCCAACGCCTTTAACTTTGCTCCATCCGGTGCCGAGTTTGTGCTAGCCGCTTATGGCCGTTGCGGCATTCATCCGACCGAAATCAGTCAACAGCAGATGTTCAATGCCAGAATGGCGCTGAACTTCGTGCTGTCGGAATGGTCAAATAATACGCCTAACTTATGGGAAGTTAATTTACAGAGCCTGCCGTTGGTACAAGGCAATGCCGCCTATTCAGTGCCATCACCCACGGTAATGATCCTCGATATGTATATCCGTACCGGCTCAGGGGTTGGCGCCATCGATCGCTACATATGGCCGGTCAGTCGAACTGAATACGCATCCTACTCTAACAAGCTGAGCCAGGGCGTGCCTACGGTTTACTGGTACGATCGGCTAATCTCGCAGACTGTTACTTTCTATCCAGTCCCCGATGGCGGCGGTCCTTATACAGCGCAGTTCTATGCAGTGCGGCAGACTCAGGATTCCGATGTCTCCAATGGACTCAATGTAGAGATTCCGTTCCGGTTCTACGAAGCCTATTGCGCCGGGGTGGCCTGGAAGCTTGCCGAGATCTATGCGCCACAGCTCGAGGATAAGCTGTTTGCCCGCTATACCAGGGCAATGGAAATTGCCATGCGTCAGGATACCGAGAATGTGGGCCTTACTATTATCCCAGGGTTGGGGAACTATTACGTATGAGACCTTATGGTAAGGCCGAGATTGATCCATCTAATCCACGGGCACTGGCCATCTGTGACCGCTGTGGTTCGATGTGGAACCATTACCGGCTGCGTTGGCAATACGATTGGCGCGGCACTAAGCTTCTGAATACTCGCTTCCTGGTCTGCCCGGACTGCTACGACGAATATCAGCAGAACGGACAGCGAACCATTATCCTTCCTGCCGATCCGGTCCCGATTATGAATTCCCGGCCAGAGCAGTATGTGCCGGCGGACAATCCGCTTTCTGCTATTGGAGCCAATCCAACACCAACGCTGCAATTTTATAGCGGCCAGATCGGCACCATGAATAAGGCTGCTGGTATTCCGGCAGCCTTTGACGGTAATGCCAACAAGCCGTCGTTCATGTCGGCCATGATTGTTACGCCGGACTCGAGCTTCGGCAATTATGTCGGCATTAACTGGTCGGGCTATCCGGGCGGCACCTTCCCGGCCAATCTTGATACGCCGGTTTTGGTTCACACTCTCGGGTCCTATGTCATTAATGCGCCTAACGACAGCACATTCGGCTCTACCGGCTATGCGGTTCAGGGTTCATTGACCGGCGGGTCCTGGTTCGCTTGGACAACCCTGGCATCCGGTAATACTCTTGGGACGGTAGGTGAGGTTATTTCGGGTACGGCCACTACCGGTGGGCAGTATCAGTTCCATCGTGTGGCCTTCAGCGGTAATCTTGGTACGCCGATTGCCGTGGCTCAGGTGCAGTTCTCGGTGACGGATAAGAGCTCGACGGGGATACCGGGATGACCCAATCAACCCCAACGCTATGGTATAGCAATTATATCACGCAGACAGCGAACCTGATCGTCATTTCCTCCAATGATCCGAACTATCTGACCATGCTGCCGGGCATGATCGACTATGCCGAGCAGCGCATTTGGCGGGAAGCCGACTTTCTGCGTCAGCAGGTAACCGATCCGACAACGAACGTATCCAGCGGCATCCGTCTGATATCAGCCTCAACTGCTTTCGGTATTTTTATCACGGTCGATGAGGTCAATATTCTTTCGTCCAATAGCAGTACGCGGTATCCGCTGGTGCCGGTCTCGCGTGCCTATATGGATATGACCTATCCCTCCGGCAGTAATGCTACCGGTATTCCCCAGTTTTACGCCATGACTTCGGATACCCGGCTGATATTGGGGCCGGCGCCGGATCAGGCATATGGGATCGAGTTCATTGGTATTCAGCGGCAGACTCCGTTGTCATCCGGCAATTCCTCGACCTACCTGACACAATATGCGCCGGACCTCTTTATTGCTGCCTCGATGGTCTTTGCCTTTGGTTATATGCGCGACTTCGGCGGCCAGGCCGACAATCCGCAGGGCTCTCAGTCCTGGGAGAATCAATACAAGATGTTGTTCCAGTCGGCCCAGGCTGAGGCCGGACGCGCCAAGCATGAGGGTCAGGGCTGGACTCCGTATAGTGCATCACCGCAGACCACTCCGCCGAGGAGCTGACCATGCCGATGGGCAGTGTCACCCTTCGGCCCGGCGTCGATGTCGAGCAGACGCCATCCCTGAACATGGCCGGCATCTCGCAGTCACAGATCGTTCGCTTCAAGAACGGTATGGTACAGACCGTCGGCGGCTGGGTGACGTTTGGTACAGTCAGTCCGTCAACGGTGCGCGATCTCCATGCCTGGCAGGATATTGCCCACCTAGATCACCTAAGCGCCGCAGCCACCAATAATGTTACGATTGTCACGCCAAATTCAGCCAGCGTCGATATTATTCCACTGACCATAACATCGAGTGTTGCGCCGAACTTCTCGACAACGGCCTCAAGCTTCACTGTTACAGTAGTTGATCCGAATAGCGGCGCCAGTCCCTACAATGTAGTCTACTTTAATACGCCGGTCTCGATCGACGGAATTCTACTTAATGGCGCCTACCAGATTGCCGGTGTGCTTTCGACCGGCTCCTATGTTATTAATTCCAGCGTAGCCGCCACTGCCGGAATTAGTAATAGCGGGCTTCTGCCAGTCTTTGCCTCTTCTGCCGGGTCGCCGATCGTTACGGTTACTTTACCTAACCACAACTTCCAGTCGGTGGTCGGGCTGACCGAGCAATTTATTGCCCCAACTACGGTCGATGGGCTGACGATTCAGGGGCCGTATCTGATTACCAATATTTTGTCGTCTACCCAGTTCACGATTACTGCAACCAAGAATGCCAGCGCTACCGTTAGCTCAACCATGAATGGTGGGGTAGCGCAGCTAGTTTATTATACCGTTGGTGGACCGGCCGGTACCGGTACACCATTCGGTGGTGGGCCATTCGGCGGGCCTCCGGCCTTTGGCGGGTTAGGCGGTAGCTTCCCGTCGGTGACTGGGATACCTATCACGGCAAGAGATTGGACCCAGGATAACTGGGGTGAGATCTTATTATTTTGTCCAGAAAATGGCCCTATCTTCGTGTGGTCGCCGGACTCCGGATTTGCCAGCGGCCAGCCGGTCGCAAGTGCGCCGTTCTTTAATGGCGGCATCTTTATCTCTATGCCGCAGCAAATCCTTGTGGCCTGGCGGTCGGTATTATCGACCGGGGTGCAGGATAATCTGGTGGTGCGCTGGTCGGATGCGCTGGACTATACCAATTGGACAGTCAGCAACCAGACTGACGCCGGCAGCTTTCATATTCCGACGGGCTCAATAATCGTTGGAGGGCTACAGGCGCCGAACTATGGCGTGATCTGGACCGATATCGATGTCTGGCTGATGCAGTGGGTCGGCGGCGACATCATCTTTAACTTCACTCGGGTGGGCACCGGCTGTGGTCTGATCGGCTCACATGGTGGCGGAGTCTTAGCCGGTACGGTCTATTGGTGCGGCTACGATAACTTCTTCACCATTTCGCCAACTGGCGTGGTCCCGGTACCTTGCACGGTATGGGATTATATTTTCCAGAATATCAATCGTACTTATGCCTGGAAGGTCCGCTGTGCACCTAATGCCACGTTCAATGAGATAGCCTGGTTCTTCCCATCGACTAATGCCACCGAGAATGACTCCTATGTAAAGCTTAATATCATTGAGAATAGCTGGGACTATGGAGTTTTGGCCCGCACAGCCTGGGTCGATGTCTCGGTGCTTGGGACTCCGATTGGCGCCGATCAATTTGGTACTATGTGGCAGCATGAACAGGGTGAGATGACCCCAGGCACTGGCGCCCCGTCATTCCGTTCTGGCTGGTGGGCGCTGACTGAAGGCAACGATCTAGCCTTCGTCGATTACGTTATCCCAGATTTCAAGTATGGGCTGTTCTCGGAACCGAGCGACGCTCAGATTAATGTGACCTTCTTCTCGGCCGACTATCCCAATGATACACCACGGTCCTACGGTCCGTTTACCGTAACCCCGATGACCGAGTATATTACTCCACGGCTACGGGGACGGCTTATGGCAATCCAGGTCCAGAGCAATAACCAGGAATTCTGGCGGCTAGGAAGAGTCCGCTTTCGCTATGCCTTGAGTGGACGCCGATGACCATTGGCCTCTCAGACATCCTCTCGACTCAGCAGAACGGTGTTGCCGCACTGCGGGACCTTAGTGCAACCTTTGGGAGTGGGACAGGCGGAGTTGGCCTTGGCGGTATCATTGCACAAGCTACCTTTGTGGGCGGGGCTGTTACCGGACTTAATAGCCTAAGCACTACGGCAGTTTCAGCAGTTGCCGCCAATCCGTCTAGGGTTAATCTAACCTTTCATAATCCCGGCACTGTACCGGCTTATGTCTATCCTACTGCTAGTGGCGTCCCGACAACGACAAGTCTGGGAGGTGCATTAACAGTATTTCCTGGTGCCTTCCTGACCGTTGTTGATACGACTAATGGTGCTTGGAGTGCCTTCTCCTCAAGCGGCAGCGGCAATCCGCTTACAGTAATGGATCGGTCATGAGATTGCTGTTGGCATTATTATTTATACTATTGCCAGTAGCAGCCTATGGCCAAGGTTGCGGGCCAACCAATCCAAATTGCATTGTTCCTACTGCAGCTCCTGGCACTAACAACAATCAGGCGGCATCAACAGCATTCGTTCAGCAAGCCATTAGTAATACAAGCGGTCCGATCACAGTTCCGGCTACTGTATCGTGGTTTACTAACGATACGCCACCGGCCAATATTAGTAAGATCAATGACCGTCTGTTTATGGGTGATGCAGTCAAATATCTGGCGACTACCCCCGTAGCAGGAGCCACTGGCAATGATTGGTTCACGCTATATGAATGTTCTACCTCAAACGGATGTCCATCTTACCTTCCGTGGGCGACTTTAGCTATAGAAACCTCAATAACTAACTCTAATTCGTGGCAACCATTTCTTGCCGCTTCGCAGTCATTACATTGCCCCACCGGCGCGGGCTCCGGTTGCACAGCGATTGCTGTGAGTGCTTTTGCTATCAACAACAGTACCAATAATGCTCCAACATTTTTTTACGGTGGCTGGGCTTATTATGGGGAGTGCAATCAAACGACGACTGCGACGTCATATGGCAAGGAATTTTGCGTGGGAATGGAGATTGAGGTTTCGACGACGATAAACAATGCTTCACCAGCGTCTGGAAACCCAGACCCCTTTGCGACCGGTATTTATACTGGGATAGAAATCGGTTGCGGCGCGGGGATGCCAACACCGACAAAGTTTCCCTGTAGCCAAGCATTAGGCATTGAGGCTAACGGCCAGCCGTGGCAGACCGGGATTATATTCCAGAATGGTGGCGTTGCAGTTTCAACCGGAACTCTCGGCACCTTTCCTGTCGCCATAGCGTTCCCAGCAGGCTATGCCCTTATATGGTACACTGCCGCTGGCACTCAGAAGGCTGGGTTTGATTTTGACGCCGCCGGTCAACTGAACCTTGGTGTCGTCAGTATAGCCGCCAATGGTAACGTAGGCGTCACCTGTACCGCCGGGACAGTAAATGCCGCCACGCTGACAACCTATCTTGGGATCGTAACACATTGCTGAAGTTACTCACCATACTGTTGTTTGCAACTCCTGCGCTGGCGCAATCAGACCAGTATTGGCAACAGATATGCGGTGCCAAAGATGCGCAGTCTAGCCAAATGATGGTTAATCTGCTGAAGCAGCTTGATGACAAACAGAAAGAGATCGACAACCTTAAAAGTCAACTAGCGGCCCAATCTCAACTAGAGAGCAAATCCAATGGCGGAAACCTACACCACCAATAAGAGCTTTGCTCAGGTTACGCCTGGTACCGATAGCGGCACTTGGGGACCGTTCGTCAATAACAATGTCGGCATTCTCGACACTATGCTCGGCGGCACGGCAACTATCCCACTGACCAATGCCAATGTGCAACTAAGCTCGGGACAATATCAGTGCCTTAATATTGTTCTCACCGGTACTTTATCTGGAAATGTTCAGATTACATTGCCTGGAGGCGTTGGTGGATTCTGGAATTTTCTCCACAGTGCAACTAATAATGCGAACTTTTTTGTAACCTTAAACTCTACCGTTCCTGCCAGTCCCGTTATTGGTCTTCCGCCTGGGCAGGTCACCCCAGTAATTATGGGTGGCGGCGGCCCGATCTTTGCTAATCTGCCACATCACATTGGTGGGTATTGGTTTCATGGCGGATCTTCAATCCCGGCTTGGGTTAGCAATTGTACCTTTGCGCCGTACCTAAATTGCGACGGAACTACATTTAGCTCCGCTTCTTTCCCGGCGCTTGCTGGTTTTCTTGGTGGCAATACCCTGCCTGATGCACGCGGCCGAGCCTTGTTTGCTACGGAGCAAGGCACTGGCCGTCTTGCCGGCGCTGCCTTTTTAGGTGGCTACGGAAATGTTAATACAACAATTACACAAGCCAATTTGCCAAACGTCAATCTCAACCCAAATTTTAGTCCTGTTAATATAGATCAGGGTAATATCGTGCAAACCACTGGCGGTCTTGCTAATTCACCTGCTGGTGGATCGCAGTTTCTCTTTGCCACAGCACCAAACTTTATTACGCCAACCGTAACTCTGCCGACATATAGTTTAGGTGGCAGTGGCACGCCAGCTACTACAGCGCCGCCGTTGCTAGTCCACGGCCTAACTCTCATCCGAGCCGGCTAAATGGATGCCATCCGCATCGCACTTAACACGGCTCGGCGTAGGGCACGTGCCGCTGGCGGCCCAATACTCAGTCAAGAGTTAGACCGCGATATTGCCGATGCAATGGCCGAGGCTTTCGGCAGGCCGCCACCATCAGATCTAGATCGAGCATTGGATCTTGCGGTTAGTAGATACTCCAATAGAGCTGTACCGCCAACTAATATTAAACCTCCAGACTTTATTGATCCAGTTGCTCGACCGCCTGTTACGCTGGATCGCTATGAAGATATTGAGATGCAAGCTGGTGGTACCCCAGATGATGACCGCATCCCCGAGTCAGAGTTGCCGATTGGGCCATCTGGCGTTCCTCGTATAACTATACCTGCATTAAGACCTACGCCGAAGGAAGGCCAGCAAGTTCCGCCGGTACAGCCGCCAGCACCCGCTGAGGTAGCCAAAGCTGTCCCTCGAATCCTTGCTCCGGAGATTACAAAAGCAGTTACCGAAGAACCTGGTCCGCCGACATCAATCTTACCGGAGCAGGGTAAGATTCCACAGGTTGATCCAGACTATGGTCCGGCTGCGATAGAAGCCTTTGGTTTTCTGCCGGGTCCGGAAGCCTTGGCAGCAAAGACCATTGCTGCCGGGATGCTGCCGATTGCCGCTAAGACAACAAAGACGGCAGCTGAAGCTGCACCACACTTTCTTGATCTTGATCCAGCTGTTTTTCAACAGGCTTACAAGAGGGGAGAGCAGCTCGGCTCTAACCCTGGCGGCACTTTTACTAACTTCCCTGATGGCATTGATCGTTATGTCAAGGTGCCGAAGAACGAACAGCAGGCCAGGCAAGAAGTTCTGGCCGGTAAATTCTACGAGTTGCTCGGTGTGCCTGGTGCCAAGACTGAGCTAACTCGTACACCTAACGGCAAGATTGCGGTTGCCAGTCAAATTATCCCTAATACTTGGGAGCTGAAAGAATTTGGTCCGGAGAGTTCGCTATATCACTCACCAGGGCCTGGCCACCCTTGGGGTTATATCAGCGATCTTCGTGAGCATTTCCCTGCCGATGCCTGGCTTGCTAACTGGGATGCAATTGGCGCCGATAAGGAAAACATTTTAGTCGATCCAAAGACCATGCGGGCCTATCGGATCGATCAGGGCGGGGCATTAGGATTCCGCGCTAAAGGTTCTCCTAAGGGCGAAGCATTCGGGAATACCGTTCATGAACTAGAGGAGATGAAAAGCCCAAAGTATACATCGGGACAGGTCTTCAGTGGTCTTAAGCCAGATCCTGGTAATGAAACAGCACA